AAGTATTCCTTTTGCATTTTCAGTTACGGCTTCTTTTAAATTTTCCATTTGTAAAAGTGCCTCTTCAACTAAAGATTGTTTGTTTTCCGCCATTTTAATTTTTATAAGGTTTATTTACAAATAAATATAACGAGAATAAAAAAAAGTTAATTTATGACATAGATAAAAAGAAAAAGTCGGGTTTGGCCCGACTTTTGTTTATTAATATTAAAGGATTCGATTATTCAAACACCTCATCAATCTTACTTTCACTAACTGATGTAATTCTCCAGTCTAATGAAAGATTCCCCATTTTTTCCATAACTTTAGCTTCACAATCAGTAACGCTAACTGCATTCACTAACTTTTCCTCACGTAGTTTTTTAATTCTACCAGTTTGTGGATCAACATCGTCAATTTGTATCTTCACCACAAAATATTTTTCTGCTGTAATCATATCAATATTATTTATTTAAAAAATCAGAAAGTTTAGACATTAAGTCAAGCGAACGAGTAAAATAATCCTTGTTATCGTCACCATCATCTTTGTTAACTGCTTCTTCTTCTAATTTTTCATCATACTTCATTCTTTCATCAGCATTAAGATATAGATAAGCTCCTGGTGTTGAAGGAGCAGAGACCAAATCAAAACAGATTAGTTCGAAATCGTCTTGTACCTCATTCTTTTCTCCTTTATTAACCAATGATCCGACACCCCTAGATGATACACCCATAGTAACACCTTGTCTCATTAAATTAGCAGCCTGATCACCTGGACATGATACTACGCCCTTCTCGTGAAAACCTGGAGATGTTAAAAGTTTTATTTTACCCATTAAGGTATTTCCTTCCCACCAAACATCAGTAATTAAATGTGAAACTCGATCTAAATCGATAAGTGATGATTCTGGGTGATTTAATTCTGAAATGGATAATCCCTTTTCGATACTTTGTTTGTATTTGTCAACTTCACGTCTAAGTATTTTTTCAGGATATACCCTACCATTTCTATTTGGTGTATCAAATTTTTGTAAAGTGGCATAAAATACAAATGGTTTTGAGTGGTCTAGCTGACCATAAGATTCTTTTATTACTTTAGAGTTTCTATATTCGTTAGGGTCTATTTCTCCAGCGTCCCACTCAACCAATATTCCTTTCCCTATATCGTTAGGTCCTAATATTTTCATAATAACGTATTTTGTTATAAATATTACGTAAAAAAAATTAGGTTGATAATGTAGTACTTTTTGTCTTATGAATTGTAAAGTATTTAGATCCTAATAGATTTTTTCTGTAGATGTTAACTACAATTCGTTTAATTCTATCTTTCAATATAAATGACTTGAAATTTATTTCTTCCTTCATAAAAAAGGTAATTTCTAAATTCACAAAGCTCCTCTTACCTAATTTAATTCCACTACTCCTTAAGTCTAAATCTACTATATTATATTTTTGAAATATACTTAAATCAATTTGTTCTAAAACGTTATGTTTAATTTGTCTTTCTAAATTACCTATTATCCTATCCCAATTATCATACTCATCATTAGGTTCTATCCAACACTGAATTACAATATATACAGATTTTAATTCTTTAGAGTCAACTGTACCAAAAAATGATTTAGCCTTAGGTAAAATATTTAATTTTGTTGTTTTACCTTTTTTCATTATTTTTGATTAAAAAAGTTTATTTATCATATTAATAAAGTATAATAAATCTTTTACCTTAGGTCAAAAAAAAGTTTTATTCTATTTATATTTAACCACTATTATGTTAATAATCAAAGTAAATAAAAAAGATGGTATTGAAAGAGCCCTTAAAATATACAAAGGCAAGGTGCTCAAAACTAAACAATTGGAGAAAATAAAGAACTTCATGTACTATGAGAAAAAAAGTTCTTTAAAGAGGAAAGAAAAGAAAAATGCTATCTATAAGAACAAGTTAAACGATAGTTGATAGTAAACTATCAATCTTATATAACTTGTGTAAATCTGACTTATATTCCTTAATAACGGATAATGTCTCATCTATCTTACTATTAAGATCTTCGTCGTTAGACCCAATCTTTTTTTCATTTAAAACAGTAACCAACTTTTGTTTCTTTTCTTCAAATAATTGATTTAAGTTATTTTTATCCAGAGAAAGGTAGTACTTAACTTTATTCATATCATCCTCATTCAAATTAGAGAATTCTTTATCGTATGCTTTAGCACTAATTTTAGACATAGATGAAAATGGGATTGAGATCGGGGTTTTACTCTCTTCATTTACTGTTTCTTTTAAAAGATTAGTTTTAATATTCTTTTTAGATATAACTCTTTCCACCAATTCGCTAGATTTAATATCATATACAATATTATCGATGTCTTGATATCTGTTAGTTATTGGTGTTTCGATATTGTTTAATAAACGACTAATCTCATCTTTATTTTCTTTTAACTTAACCTTAAGTGATTCGGAAACTACGTCAATAAATTCGTCTACTAATGATTCATCTAAATTTTTATTCTCAGATAACTGATCATACAAATTATATATTTCACAAATTTCTTTATTTTCTAATATATTTTTTTTAAAAAATCTAAACTGATCTTTAAAGTTAGGTTTACCGTAAGATTCTATTAATGAATCTTCGATATGACTTTTTAGTTTTCCGAAAGACTGTTTCATCGTTTTTTATTTATAAATACAGTTTAAAGTAGTAATTTCTTTAATTTATTTTCTATTTCGTCAATATTTTCTCTTCCCTAAGATAAATCAATACTGTCAATACCAGTTAATAGATCATTTTCAATTATTAGATTAAGGTCTTTATTCTTAACAAATGATTCTGGTGTTATATCTTCACCACCAGTTTCACCACCCATATCTTCACCACCAAGGTCAGCACCTAAGTCACCACCCCCTAAATCACCTCCACCCAAATCAGCACCTAAGTCACCAAATCCAGTGTCAGATGGTTCAGATACTTCACCCTCAGCTTCCGCATCTGCACTTGTCTGTTTATTACCATATAACTTATCGATATTAGAGAATAGTCCAGTATTTGAGATAACTTCAGGTGTTTTTTCTAGTTCAGACGCTACAGCCTTTTCAATTCTTTGTTGCTGAATATCTAGTTTTATCTCATCGTCAGAGAATCCTAAGATATGTTTCTTAGCCCAAGAACTAGAAACTGCTTGTATACCATTACCTGGATCACTAACGGCATCTCGATATAACTGTATCTTGCTCTGCCAATTCTCTACTTTTAATAAGTCTGCCTGTGTTGATGGGTTAGTTAAGGATAATGTAAAGTTTGTTAATTCGTCTTCAAATCCTAATAAATATAGATGAATTATCGCTATTTTATTAAGTTCTTGAATCATAGATTTTTGTATCTTATTTATAGTTCTGGCAAATCTAATATCTTGTAAAGCTAATGTTTTTCCATCACCTACAACCTCTTCAAATCCTAAGAATGCTTTTGGTATTCTTAATGCTGTGAGTAATTTCTTTTGTATATACTCTATATCGGCAATCTCGGATAAATTTTGAGCTCCTGGTAATGTGTCTATTGGGTTTGGAGCATTAGGATCTCTAACAGGAATAAAATAATCCTGATCAACCGCCATCTGATTATATCTTAAATCAACATTACCATTTTGAGGATCAGAAACCTGGTCTCTTTTAAACTTATTAGCAACTCTCTGTATATAAGGTTCAACATCTTTATCATCCATGTTTCCAACAAATACCTTAAATACCCTTCTTTCTGGTGCTCGAGATGTTCTATATATTAACATAGCATCTTCAGAAAGAATTAATTGTTTCCATATTCTTCTAGCCTTTTCAAGCATCGATGTACCATAAGGTAATTTTCTATCATCACCTAAAAGTCTAAAATGAGCAACTTCCCAAGTGTTAAATGTAATATCTTTGTTTTGCCATAAAAACTTCAGAGAATCATTATCAGTCTCGGAAGAATTATTATGAGGTTTTATTTTCATACCCCTTTCTTGTCTTGTTATTTCAATATTAGGTAGTTGTTGTGCACCTACAACACCTTTTTCAGGATCTAATTTTAAATAGACAAAATTATCACCGTATTTACAGGTATTACGTGTCCACATTGGTAAGTTTGTATCTATATCTAATTTGTTATTGAACAAATCCGCTAGTACTGTTTTTATTCTTTTACTTTCAGAATATATTTGTAGTATGAATCCATCCTCATTTGAGGTTGTAGATTCTTCGGCGTATATGTCTAATGCTGCTGAAATTTCTGGAGTATACTCCATTGATTCATAGTCATAAAACGATGCTAATCTTGTTGGTTCATAAAATACTGCCTGTGAGTATAAATTATTCTCTATTTTTTGCCACTGTCTCCCTAAATAGAAAGTTTGTTGTGCCTGTAATTTTTCAGTTTCGTATTCTTGCTTATTAGTAGTCCTAAGTAATTCTTTAGAATCGAAATTTATTATAGGTGGTTGTTGATCTAGAGTTGAATCTGGTCCGAAAACTCTAGATAACCTTTGCCATATTGTATAATTGTTTTCTGCCATAACAATAAATATAAAAGTTTACGTTAATAACTTAAATAGATCTTTTACCAAAAAGCCACGAATATTCCATATAATCTTTTTTTAACGATTCTCTATTATTATAATTCATACCCCCATAACCAACGTTAGGAATACCAGGATTAAAGTCGGCAACTTTTTGACTAGTATCACTCTCCCTAACTGACCAACTATCAACCATTGCTTTTGTTTGTTCAGTTAATTTATTTAGTTGAGTAAATGAACTTTCACCAACATAAATTGCCATAGCCATTGCCATAATTAAATCATCATGTTGTCCTTTCATGTGATCTGGTCTACCGTTAATATAAACAAAAGTATTTAATTCATTTAACAACCTTATTGAACGAACTAAAAACTTATGTCTTAAAGCCTCCTCAAACGCTGATATTATTTGAACTCTTTTTGAATTAAAATTTAGACCAGGAATTTTATCGTTAATTTTTGGGTCATATTTCCATTTATTAAATACGTCTTTACCGTCAACATATAAATCTTTATAACCCATCTCTTGTAGTTTTCTAGACGTTGAGACTCCCATACCCCCAGTAATATCAATAACAATAAAAGCGGAATACATTGTTGCCCACTTATATGCCACTTCAGCAGCGACATCAGGTGGAATTTTACCCAAGTATTCTAATACTTGTTCTCTTTCATCAAAATCGATAATACAGAACGTTGTAAAGTCCTCACTATCACCTCTTGAAACATCGATACCCATAATATATTTGTGACCAACAACAGGTTCTTTCCATTGCCATATTGCACCACCCATAAATTTATTTTCTGGTTCACGTATACAGGTCTCTCTAATATGTTCTACGGTTTCAGGTGGTATAACATTATCACCAGAACCCAAAAAGTTACATTCTAATTCTTGTGATATCTTCCTTCTATCAAACTTTAACTTCTTAGCCATAGCCTCAAACCATGAAGATAAGGGCTTGTATCCATCTTCAAAATGAGATTTAATTTCTTCAAAATCCCTTTCTCTAGGTTTTATATGTGAATAATCTATTGTTATTTCATCATCGTTATAATCCTCACGATTTAATAGATAATGAACAATATCTTTAGTTTTAACTAATTTTAAATCTGATGTATATCTTGGATCTCTATACCAAAACATTTCAGTAACTTTAAAATCATTCATACCCTTAAGTGACTGATCGTAAATCTGATAATAGATTGGATCGAATCCGTTAGGTGTAGATATTACAATAACTTTACCCCCTGTAGACAGGGAGGCCATACAAGCAGCCCAGAAATCGTCATCAGCTTCGATATACGCGGCCTCATCAAAAATCAATGTAGTTGGTGTATAACCTCTAAGTGCGTCTTTAGAAGTTGCAACGGCTTTTACTTCACATCCATTACTTAATTTAAAATGACGTTGTGAATTTTTTTCATTAGAGAAAGTTACTCCCAACCAATCGGGCCATTGATCTACAAAACCTCTTATCTTATTTGCCATTTCAACAGCAGTATCAAGCTTATTTGCTATTATTAGTATCTTTTCAGGTTTACTTTTTTTAGCAAAAACCAGTCTTTTTGATATCCAAGCAGATGTTACTGTAGATACGCCAGCCTGACGATATTTGAGTGCAATATTTTCTTCATAATTTTCAAAATCATCAATAAGATGTTTTTGATCTGGAAAAAGTTTTAAAGGTACATATCCTTTTTGAGTATTATCATATGTTTGCAAATAAGTGCTAAGTGCGTAATCAGTATCTTTTACACACTTAGCATATTCTAATAAAACTTTTTCTTTTGTTAAACCCATTATGTTAGTGAGATTCCTAAGTCACCTAAGAAATCTTCGAGACCACCTTCGTCATCATCATCATCGTCATCATCAGAATATTGACTCATAGCGTCTTCATATTCATAACCTTTTAATTCTTTAATGATTTCATCAACCATATTAGAAACTATTTTTTTACCTTCTTCTGAACCAGACAAGATCATACGAGCAACTTCGAAGAATTCATCAGTAGTTAATGATGAAAATCTTGAGAATAGATAATTTTGTATTTCTCTCATATCATCCTCAAATAATTTATCGGGGTATGCTTCTACAAACTTTTCCCAGATTACTGGACCTAATCTTAAATCCCAGACTTCATATGGTAGAGTATCTTCAGAACCTACAACCATCTCTGCAGCTCTAGGATCATCAGGTAAACCATGAGTACCCAATACTTCATAAACCCCTTTAATTAATTCGTGAACAAGAATTGGGAAGAATAATCCCTTAGCTTTAATTGTTGGTGGATCAGTAGACTCATCAACTTCTTCAGATCCTTGTACTCCTTCACCACTTCCAGCAGCACTCATAGTTAGTTCATCAGGCATTATCCAATATAACAAATCATTAATAGACATTAATA